TGTACTCCGATGACGTGGCTTAGCATATTAACATATCTATTGGAGTATTGGAGTATTATATATATTAGTACAACTTTCATAAGGGCCATCCGTTATAATATTACCGGATGGCCCGAAAAAAATGGGCACCCAATCAAAACGTGACACGTGGAAGGGGACTGTTGAATGATGTGACGTTTTTGAGCGGGAAACTTCCTGAAGAAGATTCCTGCGGGAAACTTCCTGAAGAAGATTCCTTTCAGATAAGATTTGTTGACTGGTCAAAAGAAGGGGACAACTTTATTAAAGTAACTTTACTTTAGTAAAAGTAAAGTAAGTGTGCCCCACAGGAAACTTGCTCAGCAAGTTTTGAATTATGTCGTTTTATATACGTTATTTTTACATGTATATGTAATTATAAATGATGGTCTGTCTACCAGACTGGTTATTTTTGCTATTTATCTTCAGTATTCTACTGCAATCAGGTACGAACTTTTATGGGACCTTTCAGAGTGGATCAATTTCCAGACAATTATCCAGCCTTTCTAGCAGTATCGACCAGTTGTTTCTTAAGGTACAACAGGTGGTGTATACTAGGTATCCATCAAGAGATAGGGTCTCTGACCCTAGAAGAAGGCGAGGTCTTTCGTCAATTCCAGAAGGAAGTGAAGAAGCTACTGAGGTGTAAGGTTAATTTTCATAGGAAGTGTTCGTTGTATGAGGAAATATACAAGAAATACGTATACAATGTCCCAGAAAAGAAAGGTGAATCCTCAAAGTGCGTGGCCGAAGAAGAGGAGGACTAGTACGACTTCGAGGAAATACCAATGGAGGAGACCTGTGACAAAAAACAGGACTCTGAAGTTAAAGATGTATGATGATATGTTGGGTGCTGGTGGTATAGGATCTACCATTAGTAATAATGGTATGATTACTATGTTGAATAATTATGTCCAGGGTATTGGTGATAGTCAGAGAGCGAAGAACGTTACTGTGACGAAGCATTTGAAGTTTGATATGGCTCTTATGGGGAGTTCTCAGTTCTGGGAGACTCCTAATTATATGACCCAATATCATTGGATTATCATAGACAAGGATGTTGGGTCAGTGTTTCCTACTAAGTTATCGAGTATATTTGATATTCCCGATAACGGTCAGGCTATGCCGTCTACTTATCGTATTCGAAGAGATATGAACGAGAGGTTTATTGGGAAGAAGAAATGGAGAACTCATTGGATGTCTACTGGTACTGGATATGGAGGGAAGGAGACTTACAAGGCTCCTTCAATGCCAAATTACAAGAAACCGATGAATATCAATGTGCGCAATTTGAACATGAGGACTATTTGGAAAGACACCGGTGGTGGGAAGTATGAAGACGTGAAGGAGAATGCTTTACTCTATGTTGTTGTTAATGATAATACGGATAATACTAATATGTATGCCACATTATTTGGCAATTGTAGATGCTATTTTTATTAATAATATTTATTATTAATAATGAAATTAGTACAAGTTCATTGCAACACTCTGGTTCTGAATTACACTTGATACAAAAGTAAATTCTTCATACAGGACATGATTTAAACCTCTAATTACATTATTAATACAAATTAAACCTAGATTATCCAAGTATATCTCTAGTCTCTTTTTCAAGACCTTCAAGAAACGGGGTCCAGTCAATATCCTGTTCGATCCAGTTATCGTCAGCTCTATCCAGCACTTGTGAAGATTCAACGCTCTCCGGAGGTTGTAGTTGAATCTGATTTGTATCTTCAGTTGATAGATTGGCCCGTATCTCTCGAACCATAGGAGTTTCATATACAGTGGATTCGGTACATTCTCGAATTCGACGGAATTTGTTGCCTGATGGAGAGTAATAGGTTCCCCTGTGCGAAAATCCTCTATTACATTCATGGTGTATTGTGAAGTGGCAGTTACAGGGTAGAGTCACCTTGCGAGGATGCTGCTGCTTGGTTATTAAAGAGCGGACCTTGGAGTTTGCAGAAGGTTGAATTATGTAATGTCCAGGACTTAAGGGCTTCATTTTCTGGTTTTTCAAGAAATTGTTGGTATGAGCTCTCAGGTCCTGGATTGCATAATATAATGCAGGGGATACCACCTTTAATGACACGTGGTTTTCCATACTTTAAGTTTGTCTGCCACTCCTTTTGTGCTCCAATAAGGTGTTTCCAGTGTTTCATCTTTAAGTAAGTGGGATCTACGTCATCAATGACGTTGTATTCCACTTCATCATAATACGTTCTAGGGCTAAAATCTAAGTGCCCTGTGATGTAATTGTGGGCCCCTAAAGATCTAGCCCACATAGTCTTCCCTGTTCTTGAATCACCCTCTACTATGATACTATTATATCTTAAAGGCCGCGCAGCGGCATCAACCCCGAAATATGCATCAGCCCATTCTTGCATTTCCTCAGGAACGTTTGTGAATGAGGACAGAGGAAATAGTGGAGTCCATGGATCAGGTGGCCTCTGAAATATCTTTTGAGCATTGTTCAAAAGATTGTGATGTTGAAGGAAGTAATCCTTTGGTTGTTCTTCCTTCAATATTTGAAGTGCTTGGTCAAGAGAAGTTGCGTTTAACGCCTTGGCATATGAGTCGTTAGCTGTCTGTTGACCTCCTCTAGCACTTCTACCGTCGATCTGGAATTCTCCCCATTCAATTGTGTCTCCGTCCTTGTCGACGTAGGACTTGACGTCGGAGCTGGATTTAGCTCTCTGAATGTTTGGATGGAAATGTGCTGACCTGGTTGGGGATACCAGGTCGAATAATCTGATATTTGTGATCTGAACTTTTCCTTCGAGTTGAAGCAGGACGTGGAGATGAGGTTGCCCATCTTCGTGTAGCTCTCTGGCAATTTTAATATATTTTTTATTAGATGAAAGTTGTATTCTTTGAATTTGCTCAAGAGCTTCTTCTTTTGAAAGAGAACACTGAGGATATGTAAGAAATATGTTTTTTGCTTGAATACGAAATCTTTTAGTAGGAGGCATN